TGGGAATGTTTTCCGACTGACCAGCCGGCGTCGTCTGTCGTGATGGCGGCGTTACAGCAACGGGCTCGCCGGTCACCTTGTCGACGACGATACGCTCCGAGCCGCGGCGCGTGGTCGGAGGGGCGTTCCCGGCCATTCCAAGCCCATCACCTGCCGGGCTGCCGGGGGCTGATGTGCGAGCCGAGCTGCCGCCGCGCTGTTCGCTCTGGTAGTCCGAGGCGCGCTTGAGATCTTCGCGGATCACCTGGTCCTGTTCCTCCGGGCTGAGATCCTGGAACTCGAAATCATTCTCCATCCGGTTTTTGCGCGCGGCGGTATAGGCCTTGGCGTCCTTGTCGTCGGGAGCCTTGTATTTCCGGTCGATCGACTTCTTGGTTTCATAGTCCTCAAGTTCGGCCTTGCGCTCGGCTTCGGACTTGGATTTTTCACTCCGCTGCTCGATCTGCGACTGGAACGCGGCCACCGGGTTGATCAGCCGGGAAAGCATGTTTGGCAGATCCTCGGTCAGCACGTCCTGCTCGATCGGCTCGCCTTCCGGAGTATCCAGATTGAAACGATACCCGATCGTGTTTCCCTCCGCATCCTTCAGCGGCTTGTAACCCTGGAGCTCGATACCCCCTCTTTCGATATAGCCCTTGACCTCGGCGGCCTTGATAGCGTCGTTGATGGCACCTTCGGCGTTCCCGGTCTGCGCCTTCATCAGCGAGGATGCAAACAGCTTGCCGCCCTTGCGGGCAGCGGAACTGGCCCCCCATTCGTCAAGATAGCGGGCCTTCTGGTAGTCGCCCTGGCGCATCAGTTCGGCGGTGTATTTCGGAAGCGCATACTGCTGCCAGAAGTCGTCGAACTGGTCGGGGTTGAATTCCCCGCTCTGAACACCCTCCTGAAACGCTTCCTGCGTCTGAGCATCGATCATGCCCAGCGCCTTCTTGTTGGCACGGCGCTCGTTTCGCGCGTCAAGACGCTCGCGCATCTGCATGCCTGTATTCATCCCCTGGACAAACGCGCCCAGCCCTACCCCGATGCTCATGCCTGCGCCCTCGCCTTTTTCTTCGTCTTCGACGTGGTGGCGCCGGCAGCCCTGGCGATGTCCTCGACCATGCCGGTCACGCGGTCGAGCCGCTTGTCTACATCCTTGACCGCCTTCATGGTGACGCCCAGCGCATCAACCACGGGGATGGTCTTGCCGTCGCCGTGACCTGTTGCGTTCTGGAAGTCTTTCGCCATCGGCCCGATATGCTCGTCCGGATCGCCGTGCTCTGGCTTGTACTTCCATTTGTCGACCGGCATCTTGCGCACGGCCTCGATGCCTTCGCCATCGGCCGTCTTCTTGCGATCGGTCTTCTCGTCCTCGTCGGAAGGAAGGAACAGGCCGAACAGCCCGCCAAGTGCGCTGCCTAAGCCTGCCGCCGACTGGGCATTTGCTGCCGTTTGGGCGCGCCAGTTTGCGCTCTGGGTTTCGAACTGGTTCTGCAGAATGTTGCCCTGGTTGGAGTAACCCTGCATCTGGCCAGCAAAGCCACGGTCCATCATCCCGGTGGAGGCAAGGAACTGCGCATTGGCAGCGTTCTGGGTGTTGGCTGCCGACGACAGCAGTGCCGCGCCCTGCCCCGCACCTGCAGCGGCCTGGGATGGAAGCCCGCGGCCCATATTGACCAGATCAGCCTTGGCGGCAATGCCGCGCATTTCCTCGGCGGTGCGCGCCGTATTCTGCGCACCGGCCGATGCAAGTGCGGTCTGTTGATCATTGGCACGGGCAATGCCGGCATACCGGCCAGACCTTGGATCGATACCCAGCGCCGCGGCCTGACGCTGCTGAGTGGCATCCCTTTCACGGGAAGCTGCGAGAACATCGGCCTTGGCCGTCGCTGCTGCTTCCGCCTGGCGCTCCGGCGTACCCAGTTTGAGCGCTTCATCGATGTACTCGTCTTCGATCGGCCGGAACTTTTCGACATAGCGCTGGCGGTCCTGACGGGACATGTCGAGCGCTTCGCGCCCGGTTGCCAGCTGCAGGTTGCCGACCTCCGCTGCGATGCTGTCGATTTCCTTCTGCCGATCCGTCGAGATGGCAAATGCGTCCCGTGCGAAGGACAGCCATTCCTCACCGGTCTGCGCGTTCTTCAACGCGGCAACGCCGATGTTTGGATCAGGTGCTGGGGCTGCAGGCGCACTCTTGCCCATAGGTATCTCCAAGTCTCGAGCCTATGGCAACGTCATGCGCCAATCGGTTTATACCGTTTCTTCGACGCTTTCGCCAGTCAGGTCATCGTCATCGTCTTCGCGTTGGTCGCTGACCTCTAGTTCCATATCGAAGCGCTCAGAACCCTCCACCACTTCACTTACCGGCTCGAGGTCAATCACCGATGTGGCGCGCATTGGGGTTGGCGATCCGACCGCTGCATGGTTGATGCTTTTGGCTGGATGATTTCGGCGATCGATGTAGCGTGGCCATTTCTGCACGTTGAGGAACCGGCATTCCCGCTGCAGCATCCCGAACAGGATCATGTCTTCGCCATCGGGGCCGGCTTCGCGCAACACGCCCTCCTGCTTCCAGCCGAAGGCCCGGCAGAAGCGCAGCGAAGGCGCATTGTTGGTCGAAACCAGCGCCGATATCCGTTTGCGCTGCGCGGTCATGAACGGATAGGCAAACGCTTCCATGACAAAAATGCGGCTGATCCAGCGCTGCGAATTGTTGGAGGCGACATGCACCTGGCAGCCGGTATCGGTCCAGGTATCAAAGACCACGACGCCGACAAAGCGGCCATCGACCTTGCGGGCGATCGAATGGGCGTCATCGCGGAACTCTATCCCCAAGATGCGCTTGGAAGCCCATTCGAGCGCGTCGGGATCATCATAGACAATTGTGGAATTGGTCATCTCAGTCTCGCGGCAATTGTTTCAATGGTAGCGGTGAGGCGCGCATGGATGCGGTGAACATCCTCTACGAGCGCATTGAACTCTGCTTGGGTGGGGGCCGCGCTCACTTTCGCACTTTGCAGCTTGTCCGACAACAGCAGAAGGCTCTGCAGGTCTTGGATGCGGACAGCAGCGTGCATCTTGGTGGCGGGTTTGGCCCCACGCGCGCCGGCGAGCAATTCCAGCATCTCCTTGTGGCGCTCGCTCATATTCATCACGCCAGCGCCTTGAGTTCGCTGACACTGGTCGCCATCGCGATCCGCTCGACGCGTTTGTCTGTGTAGATGGATATCTGCCAGCGGCGGGAGCGCTTGGGCGGAAGTCGTTTGATACCGCCGTCCGGGTTGAACGAGTGAAGGATCTCGCGATCGGCGTAGACGATCACTGTCGACCGGGCTGACAGACCGCGGATTGCCAGAGGGAGGGGGGTGAGCGGGTCACCGTTGATTTCGTCGCAGTTGATCTCGCAAGAGTTGATCGCACCCATCTCCGTGGACGTAATCAGCGCGGCATTTGCGGCCTGCAGCACCTCCACCTCGGCTTCAACGATAGATGATGCGTCCCTGTCCTCGAGTTCATCGGTATCAATGCGGATAGCAGCGAAGGTCTGCGCCATTGGCAGGACGAACTCCTTGGAGCGCCAGTAGAGAAACTTGCGCGCAGCGTTGAGAGGGTCGACCTGCAGAAGATCATTGGTCGACCTCTCGATGACACGCATCTGCGCTTCTGATGGCAGATAGTGCGCCGCGCGGGCTATGACGCTGAGGTTCACCTTGTCCGTTGCCCCTGGCGCGAGGTCAATCAGCATGGTTCCATGGTCATAGGCCCCACCGCTGATTTCCTTGCGCCAGAAGAACGCATAACGCCCGTGCATCTGGCAGCCGAAGCAGTTGGCGAGGTCGTACTGCTGCCATGTGTCATGATTGAACACGCCGGCGGTAGCATTCCTGACGCCGCCACCGTCCATCACCATCAGCCCTTGCGCACTCACCCAGGCCACCGCACTGCCGAAATCAACGATCGAGCGGGCGTTCAGACACGGCGCATCAGCCTCGATCTCCGTCATCTGCATCGTTTCGGGCGCTGACCCTGTGACGGCATAGGGGCTGTCTTCCGTCAGCACGATCAGGGTGGAATTGATAAAGGCCAGCCCGACGATGGGGGCATTGGTGTAGAGCGCGTACTTTTCGGGCCATGCATGGGGCTGGTAGGGTTCGCAGAAATATAGCGTATTGCCGTCGAAGGCTGCCATCATGCCGTTAGCCATGGCGGTCAGGCCGGCCAGCGTGTCGGATGGCGGGTTGAAGTCCATGGACGGGAGCGGATCCTGAAACCCGTCGACGCCTATTGTATCCGAGAAGTTGGAATTCGACGCACTCCGCTCCGCGACCAGGTAGTAATAGGTGCCGGATGGTCCCGTCTGCGACCGATAGATGCGCTGTTTTGTTATGTTGCGGCCGGATGGCGCTGCCGCAAACCCGGACAGCGAAACGGTTTCGCCCGGGCTCCACTCGATTTCGTTCGAGGCCGGGCACGGCGCCGATTCCTCTCCATAGTCAGTTACCCATGTGTAGACATAGAGCCTGGTAGCGACATCGCTGGATGAAGGCGACCCGCTTTTCGTAGCCGTCAGCGCAGTCGATGGCGCTGCAAGCGCGAGTGGATAGATCGTCGAGCCAATCCGCATTTTCGGCGCGCCATCTCCGGTATAGTACAACCGCTCGGTCGCGATCGGGCCAAGGGCCGCATGTACTGTGCCAGAGAAACCGATCCACCCACCATCGAACGGGACGATCGTATCGTATGCGCCGAAGTTGGCGTTCTCGATGACCTGTTTCCTTATGGCGGTCAGCCCGCCATCATCCAAGCGTACATCAGTGGCAACTTCGGCGGCGTTTTCGGGCAGATTGCGCAGCATCAACCGCGGCATTTCTCCGCGAAACTGGCCTATGTTGATTGCGGTCATGGCCCCTCGCCTGGTTCAAAGCGCCCGGCTCATTAGGCGCGCAGCAATCTGGTTCAATGCGGCAGCCGTCAAGCGGACCGAAACGGAATCGCCGGCAAGCCAGGCTCTTGCGCTTGTGCCATCCTGCCCCCTGACCACCGTACAGCTGGTGCCTGATCGTTCCGTCAGCTTGACGACCTCAAGGTTTCCCGACGAATCGGTCAGGGTCATATAGCTGTACTGGCTGGCTGTCGGGCTGGGAAACAGCGATTCCGGCCCGGAAGCCAGGACGAGCGTAGTCGCACTGTCTGTGATGTCAGCTGACAATGCACCGGCTGCATTGTTTGAAAAAAGGATATCACCCATGTCGTTCGCCTTTATCCAGTAACGGACAGCCCGAGCTCCGCCGCCAGCGCTTCGGCCTCGGCCTTGGCCGAGAGAAGCACGGTTTCGTAGTCGGCTGGGTCCACTACAGCGTCGATTGCAGCGATGGTCTTGCGGCGCAATCCGGCCACCCGTGCGACCACAGCGCGGAAGGTGTCCGCCTTCGCGATGATGATCGCCGCGAGGCTTGCCGGGCCTTCCTCGGTGATCGCTGCTTCTGTCTCGATCATGGCTGTCTGCGCCGTGTCCGCTGTCTCGGCAATATAGGCACGAGCGGCAGCCTCTTTCGCGTCCCACGACAGGCGTTCGTCAATCGGGACCGGGCCTGTGACCGCTGCAGTGAAGTTGTTGGCCCACTGGACCATAGCGGCCTTTGCTGCGTCTGCGCTCTGGTACTTGGGCGGCGCTGCGGGTTCTGTCTGCGTGGCCCCCACCGGGATTTCCAGCGTCGTAACCACAAAGGGGCACCCATGCCCCATGAACCAGGTTTCACCGCGATGGTCATCGACAAGGGTCCAAGCGCCTTCGGCCCAGACTGCAGCTTTTCCCGGCGCGCTTGGAGGTGCGGTCGTGACGGCGTGCGCCGGAACCAACCAGATTTCGTCATCCAGTGGGTCTTTGTCGGCAAGAGACGCCCCGATGAACTCGCCCGTTGCAGGGTGATAGCTGTAGATTTCCATTGCCTCCTCCTAGTACTTGATGCAGGCCAGCAAGGCCACGTTGCGGGGTCTCGCGGTGTAGTTTTGATAAACTGTTCCGTCATTCGTTGCCGTCGTCGGATATTGCCTGGCGACGGTTCCACTGTAACTATCCATTTCGGTAGGCGTATATGCTGCCGGGTACGTCAGCACCGTGCCGTTCGATTGCAGGTACATATGTTTGGTCGCATTCTGATTGGAGCCAAACACTCGACTGCTATCGACGCCCCGGGCGTCATCCCACCCACGAATAAACTCACCGCGAAGGTCCGGAAGGGTGAAGGTGGTGGATCCGTCCCCTACCCCGAAGGTGGTCCCGATGGCCGCAAAAAGGGCAGCGTAGGTCGTTCGAGAAACCATCGCGCCGTTGGCCTTCAGCCATCCATCAGGTGCAGTGTTCATCGCAAAAAATGACACTTGTCCGACCAGGTTTTGAGCGTCGAGAACGTCCGCGTGGACCGCCGCGAACCTGTTGGCGGCGGACCCAAGATCACGAGTGCCGTCTCCGTCGGGGATAAGGTCACCTGAGAGTGTGCCACCTGACTTGTCGAGCTTGCTGTTTAGCCCAGCTGCGGTAGCCCGCAATTCAATCCGGCTTCCATCCGGCCATGCGACAGCAGTCGTCCCTTCCTGTCCGCGCGCAACGGTACAGCTGGTGCCTGATCGTGCCGTCAGCTTGACGATTTCCTTGCTGCCGTCGAAGTCGAACAAGGTCAGGTAAGCGTACTCGTCGCCGGTAGGTGACGGGAACAGGTTTGCATCCGTGGTCAAGACAATTGTTGTCGCTGAATCGGAAATCGCGCCGTTGATCGTGCTCAATGCGTCATTCGTGAACAGAACCGACATTTCAGCAATTCCTTATGTTGACTATGAAACAGTGCTGCATGGTGCGGCCGCCAGCGGTGACGGCGGTGACCGTGACCTTGACGGCATCGCCATCGGCGCCACCCTGCAGCCAGACGCGGGCGGTATCATCTGAGACATCGACAGTGGCCGATGCGGTGTCAGACCCGCTAACGGCGACCGTGGTGGAGCCAGTCAGCGTGTCGCCGCTTTCCAGTAGACGGGAATAATCGATCGGGTAATCAAGCACCTCGCTGGGGGTCTGACTCATGCTGCCCATTGCGTTCGATCCTCCTGCGGTAGTGTCTGCCTGCGAACAGCCGCAGGCAGCCAAATTCCGCGCACCGAGCGCGCGATCGCTATCTGCCGAGGTCTGCGGGCGAGAACGATCCGGCGCTCCGTCGAGTTGCCGAAGCTGTGGAACATCGCGGTGATGGTCCCATCGATCGAGAACGACGCTTCAATTCTCGCCGACGCCGCGCGCGCTCCATTGATACTGGTGGTGATCGAGGCCACGGCCTCAACACTGCCATTGGCCCAACGCTCGGCAGCGGTGGTCGCCTGAAACGTCATGGTACCGGATAGCGCAAGGCGCTTGATAAGACCCGCTGTAACTGTTGCATCCATCGTGAACGCTGTGGCGGCTGCCCCGCCAGCCCACCGGGTACCGTCAATGCTTGAAACAACCGCGAGTTCAGTGCTGACGACTGCAGGGATGAACAGCCCGCTGACCGTCTGTGCCAGTCTGTATTGCCCAAGTCGGGCGCCGCCGAGTGTTGAGGCAAAGGCCATAGATCAATCCGCCGTGATATCGCCGTCGCCGGCCGGAATGACAAACCGGTCTGAGGGCGCGATGGTCTTTGATGCAACCAGTTCGGCACTGTGCAAGCAATTGCCACCCGTTTCCGCATCCCAGAACGCGACATGCGTGAGGGTGATTGATCCTGCGCCATCATGCACTGGCCAGAGAAGGTCGATGACAGTGGATATGGCCTTGCTGGAAGCTGCCGTGAACCCGGTGCCGATCGCGCCACCATCGGCGGGCTCCATGCGGACATAGGCAGGCCATGCGCCGGTGGATACTTCATTGGCACCGGTCAGTCCGGGGTCGGCAGTGTGCAGGCTCATCCACACCTCGGTTGGTGGCGTGAACGCGACACCGCGAAAGAGAAGATCGAGGATCTTGTTGCCGGCATAGGTGGAAAGAGGCATCAGAAGTATCTCCCTCTGGTATTGCGCCGCCCTTTGGCGTCCGAGCGCTGCGCGCGCATCGTCATGGTGTCGATCGCTTGCTGGAACTGGTTTCGAAGGTCGAGTCCCCGCTGTGGGTTGGCGTATTCCGCCTGGGGGGTGGTCAGCGCCATGGCGGCGGCACCGCGACAGATGGTTTCCTCGTGGTCGGACAGCAGGAATTCAGGCAGTGTTTCAGCCTGGCGATCGGGGATCAGCACGGCGGTGGCATAGAGCGTGCCCGCTGCCTTCGGATAGACACGCAACAGATTGTGATCCGTCGAGGTCACGAACTGCACGGTTTCAGCGACATCGGCGTCCTCGATCCATCCTGGATGGCGTTGATCCAGATCAAACGGCGTGATGCGCTCGATGTCATAGGCGTCGGCTTCGGTGGTGCCCTTGAACCTGGCCTTGCGGGTGAGTTCGAAGAACTCGGCATCCTGTTCGACAAGGCTGGCGATCTCGATGCGGTCCGGGTCTGTGAAGGTCACTGTAAGTCGGGTTGTCCATGCCTTGGTCGATCGGCAGAATTCACGCGCTGCATCGCGCAAACGGGCGAAGGCGACCGGCTGGGGCACATTGCCCGCCTCCCCACGAAACCTTGGCAGGAACTCGTCGATGTCGATCATGTGACGCGCCTCCTGTTCGGGGTGGATTGTGCCTCGCTCTGGATCTTGAGCCCGACCGCGGCGGCAAAAGCCTGGAATGCCGTCTGCGAGCGCGCCGCATCGGCTTCGGCATCATCCTTGGCCCAGCACCGAAACAGCAGGTAATCGACCAGCGGCGTCTCGTAGAGCGCGGGCAGACCGATATCGACTTCGTAGCTGTCGATGGTGTCGACATCGCCGGTGGCAGCAACCGGAACCGGCAGGCCCGAGAGGATGAGTTCGACCAGGCCAGTGCCGTCATTTGGCGGATAGACCTGGTAGCGGGAGGGCTCTAGTTCGTCATAGACGAAGTGGCGCACCTCCTTGCGGGAGCGCACCCGGCGCGGGTCATGCCAGTTGGGGTCGATGTTATCGAGTTCTTCCTTGCGCGCGGGGGTGACGTTGCGGCCATACTCGATCGGTGGCCCGACATCGCGCACATTTCGGTCTATGCCCAGCAGCATCAGCGGCGTCGGGTCTGTGGCGGTTGCGGGTTCATCGGGGATGGTCTGCACCGTTCCGGCGTCCAGTTCGACAATGGTACGGATGGTGCAAGCCGATGGCTTGGCGAGCAGGGTCGCCCGTATGCCGTCATTGAGCCATATCGTCAGTTCCGGCAGGGACCAGCGGGTATAGTCGGCATCCGTGAGCATGACGGCGACTGTCTGGAATATGGCTTTGGCCGTGGGCATCGTGGGTTACCCGCGCTTCGGTTTGCGGCCGGGTCGGTTGCGGTTGGGCAACGGCATCCTGTCAGGCTTGGGCTCTGGCGCCTCGGGCTCCTCGTTGTCGTTGACGAGTTCAGGGAAGAACCTGGCGGCGTATTTCTCGTGGCGGGCCTGGAGATCCTGCAATTCGGCTTCGTCCGGGGTGGTGGATGCTTGACGGTAGACCGGGTTGGCGAGCATGCAGTCGATGTGAACCTGATCGTGGACCTCGCACACGGCGCGGCCGAAGTCGTCGAGCTCGAACACGTAAGGCATCGAAAGAATGACCTGTCGCGTCATCCCGGTTGTGCATTCAATGATCATGGCGGTGATCTCCTATTAACGAAATGGGCGGCGGCCACCACCGGCAGCCGCCGCCCCTGTCGGACGCCCCCATTCCCAAAGGCGCGTCGTATCAGTCGGCCACCGCGAACTGCGCAATCAGCGTGATGGTGCCGGCAACAGCCGAATCCGGCGCTGTCGCCACCTTCACACCGATTCCCCGGGTCGTTGCGGATGGTGCCAGCTCAAAGCCGGTAACCAGCGACATGCGGGAAGCACCGCCAGCCTGGGCGCTGTCGTCTCCGTCGAAGAATTGAGCGCCGCAAGTCCGGGTGTCGTCGTTGTCCCCGAAATCGCCCGACATGATGCCCACGTCGAAGGTGATCGCAGGCGTGCCGTCATCATCGAGGTCATCGGCGATCAGGATCATGTCGACCACCCGGCAATTGTCGGGCATCGCCATCATTTCAAAGATGTTGTTGGCCGCAAGATTGCCGGTGGTGGCCTCGAGGGTGGCGCGCACGGTCACGACTTCGCCGGCACCGCGCGGATAGGGCTGGATCATCAGCCCCTTGGCGTATTTGGACTGGATAAGAT